GCGGCATCCTTTTTCTTTTTGGCGTGCCGCAGAATCAGGAATACACAGACGGCAACAGCCGCAAGACCGACTACGATAAGCACCGCAAAAAGAGCCGGATGGGCACTTTCTTTGATTTTTTCGATAAGCGTCATTATTCCGCCGAGTAAAAACATTACCGCGATAATCAACACCCAGTTTGCTTTTTTCTTACCTTTTGTCATTTATTTGACCTCCAATCTTATTACAAACGCCCGAGCGCTTGTTCTTTGTAATAATTTATAGCTTTTTGCATAAACGGAACGGTCACATCAAAATATTCGGAAAGTTCCCATGATTCTGTGAAACCGTGCTTCACCGCTTCCTCAAGCTCGTCCTCCGGGACGAGCTTTTTTATTGCCCACTTGTCGGCGGCATATTCGTGCTTGGCGCGGACGTCGCAGGCGGCATATATGTTGTAAAAGCTGCCGGTGACACAGTGCCCGAGCTCGTGCGCCAAACGGACGCACTCGTCGCTTGTCGTCTCCAAACAAAACGGATCAATTCCGATGTAACACTTTCCGTTTTGCCGCATAGCCGATACTGCGCCGATTATCGGCAGAGAGACAGCAAGCACTTCAATGTTCTCTTCTTCTGCTAAATCATACAAGCCGTCAAGACTACTCATTTTTGTTTCTTTCCCTTTCCAAAATAAACTTTGCAAAATGTTTGACTTCTGCATACATTTCCGGAGTTATTTCTTCTTCTGTCGCGCCGTCAAAAAGTGCAAACATGATGTCCTCGTCGTTGACTTCTTGAGATGTCGGACGCTCTCTCAAAAGTTCGTCAACCGAGGTTTCGAGGCATTCGGCTAATTTTAAAAGAGTCTCGTAGGATGCCTCTCTTTTACCGGTTTCATAGTTGCAATATGCCTGGCGGCTTATTCCCAAATAATCCGCGACATTCTGTTGTGACAAATTCTTTTTGTTTCTGTAATAGGCCATATTATTCATTTCTACCACCTCAATACTATTATACGCAACAATTTGTTGCCCGTCAATTGTTGCAACAAAATGAAACATTAATATGCCGAGAAAAGCAAAAAAATAAAAAAATGTAAACAAAATGTTGACATATCGACTTGAACATGCTAAAATCATGTCAACGAAATGAAGCAAAGAGGTGTTTTGAATGAGAACTTATCTCGTGAAAAGACGAAATGAACTGAATCTTTCGCAACAAGATGTTGCCAATTTTATTGGGATTAGCCGACAGTATTTCAATTCAATCGAAAACGGCACGCGCCAAAAGAAAATGGACATCACTCTCGTTGCAAAACTCGCGACAGCCTTGAATCTTACGGTGGAAAATATTATTCACGCCGAAGAAAACTGGCTTAAAGAGCAGAGCGCTTGAGAAAAGGAGCTGCACAATGAACAACATATCAACTTTTAACAACCCTGCATTCGGCAGTGTGAGAGCTGTCAGTGTGAACGACGAACCGTGGTTTGTAGGAAGAGATGTGGCTGAGATACTTGGATATAGTAATCCGAGCAAGGCAATCTTAAACCGTGTAGACAGTGAGGATAAAACCTTTTTGATGATGGATATAGCAGATTCCCAAAATGGGAATGTGCCGATAGGACAGACCAAAACAGCAATTATCAACGAATCGGGTCTTTACAGCCTTATCCTCTCAAGCAAGCTCCCGAAAGCCAAAGAGTTCAAACGCTGGGTAACGGCGGAAGTGCTTCCGACTATCCGTAAAACAGGCGGCTATGTCAACGACACGGAGCAGTTTGTCGAAAGCTATTTCGGACAGCTCGACCCGAGTCAGAAGCACGCGCTGACGATGATGTTCGACGAGAGCAAAAGAATGAGCGCGCAGCTCAAGGAGCAAGCCCCGAAAGTCCTTTTTGCGAACGCGGTAGAGACGGCACACAACTCGATTCTCATCGGAGACCTCGCGAAAATCATCAGACAGAACGGCGTTGACATCGGTCAGAAGAGACTTTTCGACTGGATGCGTCAGAACGGATATCTCATCAAAGGCGGTCAGAGCAAGAATATGCCGACTCAGAAAGCGATGGATATGAACCTCTTCGAGGTCAAAGAAAGCACGGTGAACAACCCTGACGGATCGGTGAGAATCACCAGAACGACGAAAGTCACAGGTAAAGGTCAGACCTATTTTGTCAAGAAGTTCTTGGCTTGAGAAAGGGAGCGGAATCAGCATGCGAAAACCTACAACAGAGGAGATCCTCGCCATCAATGGCAGCGTGCCGGTCGAAATGGCGGCGCGGTACCTTGGTCAGTCGAAAGACTTTATTTACTGCGCGATGCAGAAACAGGTCTTGCCGATTGGCACAGCGTATATCCGCGAGAAAGAATGGTGCTACGACATAAGACCGCAGGCGTTGGTCGAATATAACGAGCATGGCGGAGTCATGCAACATAAGGAGTTCGAACGCTTTGTGCGCGCGATGATTGCCAACGCCGTTGAAATGGCGATACTTGCCGAGGACTGAATAAACAACAAAGAAAGGGAGAAAAGAAAATGATCGAGAGTTTAAGAAAGACCCGCGCGGACTATCAACGCGCATGCTACCGTCACGATGCCGAAGAAATGGCAAGACTGTCCGGCAAGCTGTGCGTAATGCTTGCGCAGGAAATCATGATGGCATTCGGCGGAGTTAGTATCGCCGACAGCGTTGTGATTTTGGCCGCTTGCAAATTGACGGCGATGTTTGTCAAGGACGCCGGAAAAAAATTCGGGCTTTCCGCCGAAACGTTGGAAGCAGGGGCGGACGAACTTGCGGAGTTCGCGAACAAAAACACCACAAGAATAATGGTCAAGAGGCCCGTCCGCAAGGAGGTCGACAGCGATGACTAAAGACTTGCTTATCATCGGCGCGGTCGTCGCGCTGGTGGCGATTATGGTTCTCGCGGCTCTGCCGGAAATAACAAGCGCGATGCCGGAGGTCTATTATGTCGAGCCGACCGAGCCGGAAGCAGCGACGGAAGCAGAGCCGGAAACGGTTTTGCAGTCAACTGCAAGCGTCAGATACGCCCTGACCGCTGCCGAGCGCGATGAAATTGAGCGGGTAGTCATGGCAGAGGCGGGAGCCGAGCCGTACATAGGTCAGATGGCTGTTGCCCAGTGCATCCTTAACGCCTGCGAGCAGGAAAACGCGCACCCCGCCGAGATCGTCAAACGATACGGCTACACCGACAAGCGCCCCGAGCCGAGCTATAAGGTCAAAAGTGCCGTTTCCGATGTCTTTGACGACGGCGATGTTGCGACGGATGCCGAGATACTGTATTTCTACGCGCCGGAGCTGTGCCAGAGCCTTTGGCACGAGTCGCAGACCTATGTTTGTACCATCGGCGGGCACAGATTTTTCGAGGAGGCGGAGCAATGAGAGCGCTATTAATTATTCTGATTGTGCTTTTATCGTTAAATGCACTGCTAAATCTTATTATGGCTATATACTCGTTGATAACCGATGATGACGAGGAATTTTTGTGTGTGTCAAACTTTTTAGCATCCGTCGCCATGATTATTGTACTCACACAGCAGCTTTAAGAAAGGACGAAGAGTTATGACTGATATTAATGTAGTAAAAGAAAAAGTAATTGAAGAATTAAAAAAGCAGGGCATAGATGTGTATTTTATCGATTTCTATGTCGACGACGGCGTGCCGTATATGGTCTATACATTTGAAGAATCGAGAATAGAAGAAGCCACAGAGTATTATAAAAAAAATAATCAGATAGTTGAAGGCGCGTTTGACGATTGGTCTTTTTTTGAAGCAGATGACCTGGACGACCAGCTCGTCGCGGACATATGTGACACAATCAAAACAAGAAGGCAAAAAACAAGGATTCGAAAGGTCAAAACCGAAAAAAACCTTATAGATGCACTCCGCAAATTGGCGGTACATACCGGCTCTCTCGTCTGCTTCGGCTGCGGATATGAGCATAATTGCGACATCCACGGCTGCGCGATTGTCCGCGCCGCGAGGGAACAGCTTGAAAAGCTGACTGCATCGCCGTGGATAAGCGTCAACGACAGGCTGCCAAAGGATGATGCGCGTGTTGATGACGGTGATAAAGTCCTTGTAATCGTCAGTGGCAGACCGAAAAAGCACGTGCGGTGTGTGAATGCATGTGAAATTGCAGAATATTACTACGAGGACGGCTGGTATTTTGATGCCTATCCAGAGTGGGAAGATCCACAGGTGACCTACTGGATGCCGTTGCCCGAACGACCGGAAGATTGCCGATGAATAACGAAGAAGTCAAGCAAGCTCTTGCCAACGGCAAACCAGTCATATACTTTGTGCCGCTTGTCGGCGATGTCAGATACGACAGAGTGTCGGCGGTTATATACCGCATAATCAACGGTGAGCTCGCAGTCACCGCCGAGCTTGAGGACAGAAAAGGCAGGTCAACGGCCACGGTCCGCATCGACCGCCTGCGATTTGAGAATAAGGAGGATAAAGAAAATGATACTGAAATTTGCAATCCAAACGGTGTTTGAGATCGCCGTCGTCGTACTTATCATCTACGGCTTTGTCAAAGAGGACAAGCTTATCGCCTTTGAGGACAGAGTCAGAGCCAAAATCAGAGCGAAGAGGAGCGGGCACGATGAAATCACCGGAAAAGACCGCTAACGTGCCGGAGAGCGGGCAAAAGTGGCACAGGAAAAAGATTTGCAAACGCTGTTACTACTGCCGCAAAATGGACGGAATCGCCGGGTTATGCGGACTTGACCGCGATTACGACAATAAGGCTTGCCACTACACGCTTGACACTGGCAAGTTCCGCGAGATAGAGGCGACGGATGATTACTGTGCCTATTATTTTAAAAAGAAAAGGAGGCGACAGTGCTTTGAGCTGTAGCAAGGTTGTTACAAGAGTCGAGATAAGCGGCGCGAAGCCGGTGACGTTGCTGTTCTGTCCGGGCTGTGAGGACGAATATATCGTGCGGTACACGGACGGCGGAAAAGAGACCGAGTGGAGCTTCCGCGACGGTCGCGAGGCACTGAATAAGTACCTCGAACGCATCGAGCGGGCTTTATGGCGCAGGCTTGATAGGTATGAAAAAGGACGCCCTGCGGTAACAGGACGCCCCAATGATGTTGAAACAACACCAAACACCATTAACAGTATAACACCGCCGCCCAAAGATGTCAACGGGGGCGCGATATGAAAATACGATCTTACAGATGCCCGAAGTGCGGGCGCGAATATAACTTTGCCGACGGCAACAAAACAAGACTCTGCCGCATTTGCGGGTGCGAGCTGGACAGTCTGACCGTCTACTCAACGGACGGCGAGAGCGCCGAGAAAGACCAGACGAGCGCGACCCGCCGCGAGAACCGCGAGGCGGAAGAGCAGGAGGCGCTTTTTGTGTGGGCGGAATACCAGTCCGCCGCACACCCGGAGCTGAAGCTTTTATATCACATCCCGAATGAGGGCAAGCGCAGCGTGGCTTACGGTGCCGCGCTCCGGCGGCAGGGGATGAAAAAGGGCGTGCCAGACCTCTGCCTGCCGGTCGCTCGGGGAAAATACCACGGCTTATATATCGAAATGAAAGCCGGCCGAAACAAGCCGACGGTCGACCAGCAGTGGTGGCTTGAAGCTCTCGAACGGCAAGGGTACCGTGCTGTGTGGTGCTCCGGGTGGGAGCGGGCGAAAGAAGAAATATCGGAATACCTGAATATAAAGGAGAAGCTTTATGTATATCCTAAACGGTGCTAAAGATCAGATCGTAAATCTTGATTTTGTGGAGCGGGTCTGCATATCGCGAAAGGAAGACGCGGCACTGCTGGTTTTGAGCTACGGCACAGATAATTCGCCGGTCACGCTGTCACGATACAAAACAGTCGCCGAGGCTCGGGACGCTTTAAACGATTTGTACCTCGCGCTGGCGGGCGGTCAAGATTTTTACGAATTGCCCGAAAGCTTATATTATCACGAAGAACATATAAAAAAAGACGCCAGAACAAAACGAAAAGGCGGAAGTTAAAGGAGAAATAAGAAAAATGACAGAATTGATGAAAAAGGCAATAGCCAAAATCGACGCCGAGGGCGAAAAGGGAGGCGCGAATCAGAAGCGCATAGCGCAGTATATCATCGATGCGCTTATAACCGACGATATCAGCGCAGGCAAGGTCACGGACGAAAAAAAGAGCCTTGCGGACTGCATGAAAGCTGTGACAGGAAAGGCAAAAAAGCATGTCGAGAACGGCTGCGCGATGGTCGAAGACGAAACGGTCTACTCTTGGATCCGCGAATATTACGGAATCGCCGAAGAGCCGAAGACCGACAACATTATCAGCCTTGACCTTGCCGATCTGCTGTGAGGTGGCGGTATGGGACAGAAAGCGAAGAAAATCACCGAAGAACAGTACCGGCACGCCAAAAAAATGGCTTTTGCCAAGTCGATCGACGGTCTGCCGAAGAAGGTTGAAAAGTGGGTTGATGACAGCGTCCTGCTGAAAAGCCGTTATCTTTTCACGCGCCGCGAAAACGGCGTCAGATACGGTTACTGCACGCACTGCCACAAGGATGTGGTGCTTGAGCTCGGCCGGACATACAGTGTCGCCGATGTTCAAAATATCAACCGCAAGCACAAGGACATAGGTTTTTGCCCGGCTTGCAAAAGCACGGTCGAGTTCCACGACAGCGGCAGAGGCAGAAAATATATGTACGACCAGAAATATATCCTTTTTGCCACAAAGCTGCGGGACGGCGGAATCCTCGTCCGAGCGGGATTCGTGGAGCGTGACTACCGTTTGGACTATACAACGGTCAAGACCATTTTTTTTGAAGAATACCGCGTCTATTACAACACAGGCGTTGATGCCGTGTGGGCGAAAAGGTGGTCATATGGTTTCCACGGCTGGGAGCGAAACTGGGAGCGCATGGCAACCATACCGGAGCCGAACTCAAGGCAGCCGTACTATACAAGCGTAAAAAATTATGCCGAAAACCATTATTATGGCTTTGATGACGAGACCTTTGAAAACACCAATTCGCGGTATGCGCAGATGTCGGCGTATATGGAAAACTTCGGCAGCAATCCCTGCGGTTGGCTTGATACATATGTCAAATATCCGGTGCTGACTGAAAAGCTGGTGAAAGAAGGCTTTATCAGGCTTGCGGTCAACGACTCGTGGACGAATGGAGTCGTCAACCGCCGCGCAAAGACCGTTTCGGCGGCTCTCGGGCTGACGAAAAAAGAGCTGCGAGAGCTTCCAGAAAAAACGCGCGATGCCGTGCTTTATGCGCAGCTTGCCAAAAAGTACGGAATCACGGCAAAACAGGCACTGGCATACAGAGCCTTTGACAGTTATTGCGTCTCGCAGATTGAAAAGCGGCTGCCTTTTAAAAAAGCGGTGAAATATCTTGAAAAGCAAAACGAGCAGCCGTACACGCTCCGCGACTATTGGAGCGACTGCGAAAAGCTTAATCTTGACCTTGGCCGCGAGGATATCCTTTTACCGCCGGATCTTGCGCAGGCGCATCAGCGCACGATTGACGCGCTGGCGGAAGCAAGACGGCAAAAGGAGCTCGAAGAGGCGCACGAGGCGCAGAAAAAATTTAAGATGCATCTCAAAAAGCTCGAGCGGGATTTTGCCTTTGAAAATGAAAATTTGCTTATCCGCCCGGCAAGAAGCCACACCGAGCTTATCAACGAGGGAAGCGCGCTGCACCACTGTGTCGCGACATATGCCAAAAAGCACCTGAGCGGGCAGACGGTTATCTTTTTTATCAGAAAGAAAAGCGAGCCGGACAAGCCTTTTTACACATTGGAATATAACCCGAAAACCGAGAACATCGTCCAGTGCCGAGGCTTGCACAACTGCGGCAAGACGCCGGAGGTCGAAGCCTTTGTGGACGCTTGGAGCGGGTACATCAGAAACAAGAAAAAGAAGAGTCACGCGGCAGCGTGAGAGAGGAGAAAAATATGAACGAAGTAATCAGAAGCATGGAGCTCAGCGGCAATCTGAGCGAGGAGCAGAGCGAGGCGTTGAATCTGCATTATGAGATAATCGCCAAAGGCAACCTTGCCGCGTCCGCTATGGTGGATTTTTGCCAGAATCTGAAAAGAATGCGCGACGAGCGCAAATACCTTTTGCTCGGACACGAGACCTTTGAGGAGTATGTCGAGCAGGATGTCGGTATCAAGCAGCGGCAGGCTTATACATATATACAAGCACTCGAGTCGCTCGGCGAGAAGTATTTGCAGTCGAATGCAAACCTCGGCATCTCTAAGCTCGGAATGCTCGCCGCCTTGCCGTGGTACGAGCGCAAAGAAGTCGAGGAGAATAACGACGTCGCGGAGATGTCCACGCGCGAGTTGAAAGAGACTATCAGCAAGCTGCACGAGGCGCAGGAGCAATTGACGCTTATCACTGCCGAGCGCGATGAACTCGCGAAAAGCAGTCAGGAGCACGAGGACCTCTCCGACACCGTCCGCCGCCTGCGCGAAGAGCTGAAAGCGGCGTCCGAAAAGCCTGCCGCGACGGTCATGCGTGAGCCGACCGCCGAAGAGATAAAGCAGTACACCGCCGCCGCGATTGAGAAAGAGCGCGCAAAGGCGAAAAAAGACAAGAAAAAAGCCATAGCCGAAGCCGAGAAGCGGGTACGCGATGCCGCCGAAAAGTCCGCCGCCGACGTGCTCGGCAGGAAGACCGAAGAGCTTGAGAAGAAATACAAGGCGGTGCTCGATGCCGCCGAAAAAGAGAAAAGCGAGCTGGTCGGTCGCCTTGAAAAAATCGAAAAAGACATGAAGCTGACCGCCTCGCCGGAAGTGGCAAAATTCAGCGTCTACTTTGATAGAATACAGGAATATATCAATGTCATGCGCGACATTATCGCGTCGATGGATGACGAAACCACCGCCGCCAAGCTTCGCGCCGCAATGCAGAAGCTCGGGGCACTGCTGCAGGAGGGCTGAGTATGGATTGCAGTAAAACGATAGATTTTTTTGTTGAAAAGCAGAGGCTCTGTGCCTCGCGCTGGGATTGTAAGCTAAGTAAGGATGACGATAGATGTCCTTTGTATGAGTTCTGTGACAAAATGGTTTCAAGCCTCTCTCGGAAGGATATTGAAAACGCGATTGAAACTTTACATAAATGGAGCGACGAGCACCCGCGAAAAACTTATGCACAGGACTTTTTTAAAAAGTTTCCGGAAGCCAAGCCGGACGCATACGGTG